TTTTCGATGCTGCGGATGATACCGTCCACCAGCGTGGTCAGCATAGCTGCACCGCATTTGAGGATGTCCGGCAGGTGGGCGATCAGGGCAGCTGCCCATTTGGCGATCAAGCCAGCCGCCGACGTGATAAGCTGGGGCAGTGCTGCGGTGATGCCGGTGATAATACTCTCAACGAATTGGACACCCTTATCCATGATGTCGTCAGCGTGGTCGCCGAGGTAATCCGCCAGTTCGGAAATGATGCAGGCTGCACAGACGATCAGCTCCGGCAGGTTGTCAATGATACCCTGCGACAGAGTGCCCAGCACTTCGCCTGCAGTATCCAGCATGGCAGGCATAGCGTTGGTCAGGCTCTGGGTCAGCTGAGTGATGATCTCCACGCCGGTCTGCATCAGGCCGGGCAGCTGCTCGGCAATGCCTGCCGCCAGATCGGAGATGATTTCTCCGGCAGCGGCCAGCATAGCTTCCGACCCGCCATCAGACAGGGAAGTGGTCAGGGTGCTAATGCAGTCGGTGCCCCACTGAGCAACATCACCCAGAGTAGGCTCCAGAGAATCATACAGGGTAATGCCGAGGTTCTCTGCAGCCGTCTGCAGGGTATCCACCTTGTGCCGGAAGGTGTCGGTCATGGTCTCGTAGGCGGTCTCGGTAGCGCCTGCGCTGTTCTGCATCTGGCTGAGCACATCGTTGAAATGTTCAGCGCCGCCGGATGCCAAAGACAATGCGCCGGTGCCTGCTTCCACACTCGACCACAGACCTGCAAAGGCAGTGCTGCTGCCGCCGACGCTCTTATACAAGATCTGGAGAACGTCGCCCAGGCTCTTGCCCTCAGCATTCAGCTGAGCAAAGCTCTTGCCAGTCTGTTTCTGCAAAATTTTGCCGACAGTAGAACCGGCATCGCCCAGTTCGTTGAGCATGGACTTGGTGTAGGTGGTGGCTTCTGCCGTGGCAATACCATTTGCGGTCATGACGGCCAGACCACTGGACAGATTTTCGACGGTCACGCCATACGCTGCAGCCAGAGGAATGACCTTGCCCATGCTGGACGAAAGCTCATCCACACTGGTTTTGCCCAGATTCTGGGTGGTCAGCAGCACATCCGATACATGGGTGGCCTGATCTGCACTCAGGCCATAGGCATTCAGCGCGGTGGTCAGGATATCGACCGCCGAACTGCTGGAAGTGAAGCCAGCAGCAGCCAGCTTGGAAGCCTGTCCGGCAAAAGCTACGGCGTTTGCCGTGTCCTGCCCGGCGCTGATGGCCTGATAGGTCGCTTCGGCAATGTCCGTTGCGGCAACGCCCATCTGGCCGGACATGGCGGTGATCTGGTCGCTGAGCTGCTGTGTGGACAGCTTGCTTGTGTCTGCAATGGTTCCGACTTTGGCAAGGGCTGTTTCAAAGGTCGACCCAACGCCGACCACCGATTTTGCCAGATTGAACATCTGGCTGCCTGCCGATTTCACAAAATCCGAAATCAGATTACCGGCGGCCACTGTCATGCTGCTGATGCCCTTGGTCACGCCGCTGGTATCCAGCTTGGTGATGCCGGTGATCGAATAATCGAATGCCACTTGTGTCCACCTCTCTCAATTCCAAAAGAGCGCGGGCACAAGGGCACAGGCTGTTATAACTTGATCTCTACTTCCCGGCGGCAGGCCGGGTTCTTGCATTTGACCCACACACCGTGAGCGCTGGCGGAAGCTTCTGCCCAGGCAGGCAGCGGCTTGCTGCAATACGGGCAGCGCACCGGCACGCGGGTACTGTCCTCAGCGGAATCGCGCGAGGAATGCGGCATCATGCTGCTGCGGGGTAACATCGCGCGCACCTCCTTTCAGCTCCGGCGGCAGGGCGTACCGCTCCTTTGCCGCTTCGTATCGCTGTCGGGTGGCTGGGTCCATCTCGCTGGTATCCGTGGTGCGGATCTGCAGGATCTGCGACAGCGCGGTCTCCTGAGGCAGTGCCTGCATCAGCGCCATAAAACGCCACCAGTGCACCTTGTCAATGGTCAGATTGATGCCGTAGGCCTGCTGGAATGCGCCAAGAACATAGGCTGCATCGCAGTGGTAGTCCAGCGTGATCTCACCGGCACCGGCATCGGCCTCCGGCGGCTCTCCACCGGGAGCGTCGTCCGCACAACCGCGGAAAAAGCGCATCAGGGACGCAAAAGCATCCGGCAGCTGTGGGTCTGGAATTGAATCTGCAAAAAAACGTTCCGCTGCGTCGTGCATCAACTGGACCTTTTCTTCGTCAGTTTCTGCCCGGCGGTAGGTATTCAGCAGCCAGACCATATGCCGGAAATCCGGGTCGATGCGTCTGCCTTCCCACGTGGTAGGCAGGGCATCCGTCAGCAGGTCAGTCATTTTCCAGAGCAGCCAGTTCGGCCAACAGAGCCTTGCGGCGGGCAGCTTTGTCCACACGCTCCACCATCTGAGCGGCAGGCGGCTGTGCGGGGAAGCTCACAGGCTGCTGACTGACGATGTGGCCTGCCGTCTGGGTGCGCTGCCGTGCTTTCTTCTCGGCCCGGCGCTGGGCGCGGTTCATGGGCTGCGGCTTCGGGATACGGTCGGCGTAGTGATGTTTTTCAGCCTTGCAGGCCTCGTTGAGGGCATCCAGCACATCGTAGATAGGTGCTGCGTTGTTCTCGTCCAGGCCCAGACGGTCGGATGCACCTGCACCGAGGATCTCGTCGATGCAGTGCATGACAATCCTTGCCTGTGCACGCATATAATCACCCAGACGCACACCGCCATGGTTGAAGCGCTCAGTTTCGGCCCTGCCGGCCTGCTGCATCTGTTCGTTGGCATCTTCAAAGCGGTCCATATCGTTGGCGTTCAAAATGGAAAACTCAAATTCCTGTCCACAAATAACCATTTTCTGGCTCCTTTCGTTGCGCCGTGCCCCGGTACTGCCCCGGAGAAACCTGTTTCACGGCATGAAAAATCCCGTTCCGGGGCGGAACGGGAAAGCGGATATCAGGCCTTGATAGCCTTGCCGGGAGCTGCCTGCGTCTGCATGTCGGGGTCGGTCAGGTAATCGTACTCCGACGGGGTTCCGATACCCTTGACGTCGCAGGCAAAGCCGGCGGCAGCACCAGCAGCGCCGCTGGTATCGCTGGTGACGATGAATGCTGCCTGGCCCTTTTCGCCCTTGCCGGTCTTGACGCTGAAGTAGACGTAAGGGAAAATCACGCTCTGACCGGAACCGAACTTGACCTTGTGGCTCAGCAGGAAATCCTGCGCAGCGTCACCCACGCAACGGTTGCCGTTCAGGGCAAAGGTGCGCTGAACCTCGCCCTTCTCGGTCACAGTGCCGGCGCGGATATACGAGTTGTCCTCGGTGGTGGCGTTCAGAGCACCGGAGTGCTCCTTGACTCGCTCTGCACATACGATCCAGTCACCGACCTTGTTCTGCTCGGCGCTGGTCTGAATGGCAAAAATAAAGTCATCGGCGCGCTCTACGCCGGTGTAGTCGGCTTTCGGCTCGATACCCTTATCGGTCTTGAGCTTAGCCAGAGTTTCAGAAACAGTCATATCAAAACTCCTTTCATTTGGGCATGTAGTAGGTCAGGCGCAGCTGCATCTGCATCCGGCAGCTGCCCGCGCTGCTGGTGACGATGAAGCCGGTGGAGGTGACGGACACGCCGAGGGGCTGGCGGGGCGCTTCCAGTGCAGGCAGGTGGTGGCAGTCGTTCTGGGCCATCACCCAGTCGGTCAGCTGCTCAAAAAAGCCGCTGTTCTGCACGGTGAGCACGTCCGCCTCGCCGCACTCCCGGCGGGACAAAAAGAGGTAGTTCTTCGCCATGTCCCGCCCGGAGAGATACTTGGTGAGCACCGGGTCGCCGGGGCTGTCCTCGATGGAAAAGGCGGTGGCCTCTTCGTCCAGTCCGGCAATGCGGAAGGCCGCGCCGGTGGCTTCCTGCTCGTCGGCGATCAGCGGGCAGGTCTTGAGCCACGCCCGCAGGGCGGCAATGGTGGGCTTTACGGTTTCGCTCATAAGTGACCCATCCCTCCCCAGAATGTGGTGACGGCCCTTGCGCCGTAGAGAGCAAGATGCTCACCGATATCAGCCAGTGCCCGCTGACCCCAGTAGGAGCCGCGCAGGCCGGTCTCGCCATGCAGGCAAGTGCCCTGTTCGTGCAGGTAATACTGCCTGCGGGCATAGGGCGTATTGTACACCAGCAGACCTTCCTTAAAGTTGGATGCCTGATTCACGCTGTTCTTCAGCGTGCCGGTTTCCAGCGGCACATAGCTGTCAATCAGCTTGGCAGCTTCCTGTGCAAGGGCATATTGTGCCTTTTGCAGGGCGGCAGTCTTTTCGGCTCCAAAATCCGGCCGCCATTTCAACTCCATCTGCATGCCGTCTGTCCGGTATCTCCAACCATCAGGCGGCTCAAAAACTGGCTTCGTTGACGGCGCAGCGGGGCCAAAGGGAATAATCTCGCTCATGGTGTCAGCTCCCTTCCACGTGCCAGTGGGGCAGCAGCGGTTCCCGGTCGTCCGAGACAGCCGCTGCCGTGCAGCACAGGTGCGTTTTTTCGAGTTTGGCATACTCGGCTTCGGTCAAGGCAGGCACCGAGCCCTGCACCAGCTTCCAGCCGCGTTTCAGGGTCCAGTGCTTGGTCTTTTCCGCTGCAGACAGCGCCGCCCACTGGGCGTAGGGCAGATAGCCCATGGTGCACACGCTGGCCGGGATGCGGATGTGGGTTGTGCGCTCCGGGTCCTTGGCAGTGCCGGAGCCGGAGGTTGAGCGGCATTCCCGCCAGCTGCACCCGGGGAACACCCAGCACACCGGCCTGTCCGTCTCGGTGGCAGTGTCGTGGATGAGGTTCACCACAGTAACGGCTGTCTGCATCACAGAATCCCCCTGTACAGCAGGCCGTGCGGGTCACTGCCCAGCGCGGTGCGGATGATTTCATAGGCTTCCTGCCGGGTGGCCGCGGTCACACTGGCATTGCTGCCAAAGGTGACGCTGTAGCCGTCGTTGGAGACGCTTGCAGCACCCGGCACAGCACCCGCCGCAGATGCAGCGGCCAGCAGGCCGACGATCTGGGCGCAGGCGTCCGCCAGCGCTTTCCGGCAGGCCTCGCACCCTGCGGCGTGGGGTTCTGCCCGGCCAAAGGTGGCGGCATCGATCATGCGGGAAGCCCGGCTGCACAGCACACCGAAGGCGGCTTCCGGCACCGTGCCGCCCGCCGTGAGGTATTCGTCGTAGGTACAGTACAGCATGGGGCCTCCTTATGCTGCGACGGCAGCGGCGGTCAGGAATGCGAACGGGACTTTGGAGCGGTCGGCGTTCAGGCGGGTGGCGGGGTTGGGCAGTGCCCAGCCCATGCGCATGACCACACGCAGGGCTACCATATCCTGCTGGGCCAGATTGTAGACGATCTCCTTGGTGGTGGGGTCCTGAATCACGCCCTGATCCAGCAGCTTGATGGTCACATCCTGACGGATGGAGTACACCAGCTTCTTGAAGTTGCCTGCGATCAGCTGTGCTTTGGAAGCATCAAAGCCGCCGTTCTCCGGGAAGTACATCGGGGCACCGTCCAGCGCGTAGGTGGTCGCGCCCTGCATATCCGAACGGAACAGAGGACGGCCCGTGGTATCCACAAGGCCGCGCAGTTCTGCCTTTGCGGTCAGATCGCCGACCACGGCATCCACACCAAAGCCGCCAGCTTCCACCTTGGAGAACAGACCGTCCTTGCCCAGCAGCTTTGCGTAGTCAATGGGACCGGTCACCTTGTTCTTGGCCGCAAGGGTCAGAATGTCGGTCGTCCACTCGGTGGGACGCTCACCGCCGAACAGGATCGCATTGTCGATCTTCGCGCCCATGGCTTCACGAACGCGGGGCTGCACCTCGCCCATGATGTCGAAGCTGGAATCTGCCAGCACGGCTTCAGGCACAGGCACAATGACGGCCAGCTCTGCAGCGGTCATGTACACGTTATCCCACTGCTGCTTGCTGGTCTGCTTCATGCCGGTATCGCCGTTGACCCAGTAGGCCAGCGGCAGCATGGACAGCACGGGGATCTTGGTCTGGTTAGAGGTCATGTTTGCCAGACGGGTGCCCAGCTGCATGACGATGGAGCTTTTGGGAACATCCTGCTGAATGGTGTTCACCAGCTGTTCGCGGATAAGGGCTTCCGCATTGCTGCGGGCAATAGAATCGATCGCCATAGATCATCAACCTTTCTGGCCGAATGCTGCGCGGAATGCAGCGTTTGCGGCCTCATGTTCGTTTGCGGGCTGGCCGGGTGCGCCGGTCGCCGATGCGGAAAAACGTGCCATGCCGCCGTCCGGCAGGATAGCACTGGGGTCACTCTCTTTGAAAGCCTTGACATAGTCATCAAAGCCCATGATCTCGCCGTCCTTCATGGCAAAATTCTGGGCCTTTGCCTCGGTAAGGAACGCCTTGCGGGCGCTCTCGCTGGAAAATTTCAGGCCGGAAGCCTTGCGTTCCAGCGCATAGCCCTTCTCAAGGGCAGCCACCTGCGCGGCAGCATCGGTCTTGGCCTGCTCGGCCTTGGCCTTCCA